CCATAAATGTTGTAAAAATCCGATTGATATTTGAGTCCGTATTCCATTAGTATATACTATTTTTCTTGGTTGCCTTACGCAAAAATCCTGTTAAAGTATTATCCTTAATTACGATCTCTACGGGTTCAAACTCTATTGTTTGACGAGATAATTGACCCATATTAAACCCCTTCGGTAAGATAGTTTCCCCTGAGGTAAGTCGTGCTTGGTATGTATCATTTGGGTATCCAGGAGGCACTACCCCACCTTTAGCAAATTCAGGAGCAACCGGCATTTTTCCTCCAAATATTGCTCCTATAATACCTCCTATTCCTCCTCCTCCCATCGTAGCCCCATACTCAGGAAATACAGCACTCATTACCGCCTTAAGAATAAGTGCCTTAGTTATAGCTACTAAAATATCTCGCAAAAGTGATATTATTGCTTTATGGATAACTTCTCCCATTGCCTTCATACGCTCTTGTGCCGTTAAAGTACCATCCGTAATTACATCAAACATATTTCCCATAGCCTCTGATACCCTATTAGCTACTTGTTCCCCTATAAGAAGAGCACGATATTGCGCTGTTAACTGTTTAAATTCTTCTGTCTCTGTTTGTCTATTTACAGATAAAAATTCTAGTCTTTGCTTTACTACGGACAATACAGCACTATATTCTTCCATTCCATCGGTTAGTGGTCCAATGGCAGTTGCCATATCTTTAATAGTTTGTAAACTCTGTTGAGCAGTAGTTAAATTTTGAGTACTTTCTAATTGATATAACTTTTCAGCTTCTTCTCTATACTTAGCCATAGAAACAGCTCCTAAAGCATAGAAAATACTAAGTTGAGCTAAATATTTTTTCTGCCCAGATATTCTTACATTTAATTCTTCTAATGAATACGTTAAATTACCAGAAACTTTTTGCATATTTATCCATTCTACTGACGCCTTCTCAGTTTCTTCTACTATCTTTTCTAAAGTAAATTGCTTAAAAAATTCTTCTAACACTTGTAAGTATGCATATAAAAACTTTCCAGTCATACCCAAATAATTTATTGCCCCTCCTGTAGTATTCAATCCTTTCTTGAATTCATCCAAGTATTCTACAACCAAAGCTAACTTTGCGGCACTGTATTCAAATGCATTACCCATTAATTTAGCTTGCTCGTCTATAAACTTTACTTGCCGTACGAATGCCTCTGTTTTTACATCTAATATATTAGCTGCAAACTCTTTGGCTCTATTATTAATTTCTACCAAAGCTCGTTTATCTAAATAATCCGTACTATCTTTTATTTGGGCTATGCGAATATTAGCCTCTTCCAAATGTCCTACCCATAACTGGATTCTCTCCGATACATCATCATAATACCCTCCTTGGTATTTAACTTTCTCTGCAATTTCTTTTAATTCCGTAGGGATGTCTAAACGCCATTTCTGTAATATTGGATCTTCATACTCTGCATCTGCTTGTGCTGCTTTTATTTTCTCTAATTCCTCTGTACGTTTACGAGCTGCTTCTATCTCCGCATTCATTAAAGCTATAATAGGACTAGCCTCCGCACGTACCATGCCTACTTTTTTTAGACTTTTATAAAAAGCATCCCAACTGTATGTAATATCTCCTGTAGCTTCATAAATTCCTTTTACCCACTTATTCCAAATGTCCACGGATTCATGAGCTAATAATTTGGAATTTTTATTAAGAGTACCTCCTCCTTGCTCTACAACAGTATCTAACCTATCGTATAATTCCTGAATAAAATCGGAAAGACCTTCTGCCTTATACGTCTTTTGTATGACGCTAGCAAAATCTCCCATTTGTTTGGTAAAGACTTCCGCACTCTCCTTATACTTACCCTGTAAAGCCTCTATATATCCTTCCATTCTTATTTTACCAGACATATATCTTGAAACTTTCTCTTGTGCAGAGGCAATATCTTCTAATGAACTTTTCTCTTTAAGTAAATTGGGTAAGTACTCTCCATATCGGGAATTAATATCTTGAATAGCATTCTTACGTTCTATGGTACCTTGTGTAGTTTGTTTTGCCCTATTGAAAATATAATTTAGAGCTACTGCTTCCTCTAATAAAGTACCATTGACTTTCTTTTCCGCTACTTGGAAATCATTTAATCTATTTTTGGATTTAGAAAGAGCAATACCTATACCCACAATCGCTGCGGCAATTAACCCCCAAACTCCTAATTTAGCCAGAGTCATTCCCGCAAATAAATTTTTAACTCTTTTTATCCCTATACTTATTTTATCAAACCCACGAATAATTCCTGGTAAGATATTCCCTACTAGGAAAGCAAAAGCTAAATTCAATGGTCCCAGTACGGCTAGGATTCCTCCAAATACAACAATAAGTCTTTTAGAGGATTCAGATAAATTATCAAAACTCTTGCCTACTCTAGCAACAAGTTTCATTAACCATTCAAACATAGGTAAAAGTGTATTAGAAATAGCTTTACCTAAAGTGATTGTTGCGACCTGTCCTTTCGCTACGGCTACATTCCAACGCTGTTGTATAGACTGTCCTGCCTCTTTAAAAGCTACTGCTGCATCACCATAGGAGTTCTTAACCCGTGCCATTACACCCATATTATACTCTAGATTCTCTCCCGTCAAAGATAAATAACCTATTAAAGCTCGGATATTGGGAAATACCCGTCCGGCAATACTAGTTCCCCATTTCTCGGTTAGTACCCGTATCTCCTGAAGGGTAGCCATAAGTCCTTGCCCTTTGAGAGTATTACGTAAGTGGTTTGCCGATGTTCCCATTTTACGTAATAAAGTCTCTGTTTCCGTAGCTGGATCTATAAGTACATTGAGTATACCCTTTAAATATACTGCTGCGTTGGCTGCACTAGAACCCGTCAAGGTCATGGAAGCCATCGCTCCTGCTACCTGATCGAAAGAAACTCCTAGCTCTGCAGCGATAGGAATTACCTGACCAATAGCAGAGGCGAATCCGGGTGCTTCCGCTTTACCTTCTCGAACGGCTGCTACGAGAATATCGACTGACCTTGCAGCAGTTAGTCCCTCTTTTCTATAAGCATTCATAGCAGAGGTAACTACCTGTGCAATATCGGAAGTTTCTCCTAGACCTGCTGCTGCAGCCATAGCTGATTGTTGAACTATCTTAAGAGCCTCCGATGATTTAAAACCAGCAGAGGTAACAAAATATAAAGCATCGGCAAGCTCTTTAGGAGATCTACCTACTACAGGAGCCATTGTTAAAATCTCCCCTTTCCATTTCTCCATCTCCTCTCTAGCAATCCCTACTAAACCTACAATTTTATTCATCGCTGCATCGAAGTCCTTCGCTAATTTGAAAGCTGCCCTACCCGCCAATATCAAAGGAACGGTTAGCATCATAGTCGCTCGATAACCGAAACTATAAAAGTTCATCATACGACGACCCATTGTTTGCATACGAGTAGCCAGATCAGCAGCCTTTTTTGAAGTACCCTGAATACTTTTATTTAGATTCATCAAGGATATTCTAGCAGCCATAAGTCCCTTATCATCCACTGCTAACGTAACTGTCAAAGTACCTATGTCAGCCATCACTTATTGGTATTAGGTTTTTTACGCTCTTTACTTTCAATCTTCTTATTTATGGAATTAGCTATGTCTAGAAGTACTTTTTTCATCTGGTCTGGAGTTTGTTTTTGCTCAGAGGACTTATCACCCTGATCCCAATTAGGCATAAAATCTCCAATGTTGGTTAATTTACCATTCTTGGTATTAATCCTTATCGCCAAATTTGATATCACAGATGCTAAACAAGCCATCCTAAAATCCTCCCTCCAAGTACCTATTGGATCTAATCTATCATACGCTTCCCATTCTAAGAGTTGATCCATAGTTAGCCCTTTTTTCTTTTTCCACATAAAAGGAATACTAAAAATATGGTAAACCTCTATCTGATCGTCTATTAGGCGATCAGGATGCTCTACACCTAATTCTCTGCAGAGACGGAATTGGAATTGCCGACTTGGTCGGCTACGGAGTTTTTTACTAAATTCTCCTTATCCGTTTCTGATATACTATTAAGTTTCTGAGATTCCGTTACAATCTTATCCAACGAAGTAGCCGTCATATTCTGACTCAACATTGGAATATCCCTAGCGACTAAAAGATAATTTCCTTGTTCATCACAAAGAGATGCTACGGCTAATTTTGCCCTAAAATCATCTAATGATTGTTCAAAAGTTGTTTCCCCTTTAGCGTTCTTTACTGATTTCAGTAAGGACTGCTCGAATTGATCCCGTTCCCGTCCAGACATCTGCCGTACATAAACAAAATCTCCACTCGGTAAATCTACCTTTAAGATTTTAATTTCTTCTTTTTGCAAAAGTTTTGCACGATCTAAAAAATTTCCCATGATTAGTTTGTATTTAATTGTTTATAATAAAAAAAATCCTTGATTAGGTTTGAAAAAATTACGAACCAGAACTATCCACACCTACCATAGTTACCTTTCCAGTAATTTTGATAGTTACATCCACGGATATTTTATCATCCACAGGAATAGTTAAAGGACATTCTGTGACCAAACCCTGGAACGTAAAGGTAGTATTTTCCAAATTACCTAATATAACCGAGTAGGTCTGTGCAACAGGACTTTCAAAGTCCAATTTTATTACCGCATAACTGTCTTCCGTAAAGTTCATATTAAGAGAGATCGTTCCCGCATCTCTAAATCCCGTAATAAACTCTCGGTAGCCATCTTCAGAATCCAACGATGTAACATCGATGAAATCCCTAGTCATAGATGGTCCAGTGATATTAGTAATCTCCGCTAACGCAGCAGATCCCTTTAGAAATTGACTACCTACACCAGACACTGCCAAACTTGCCATAATCTTACCTCCTTTTTTAATTACCAGAAGAATCCGTACTTGGACGCCTCTGTAAGTTAAAATTAACAATAAAAGTTACCAATTCGTTATCATCCCAATCCAGTAGAGCGGGTCCACCAGAACAGTAGATAACTGTATATAAAGCATCATTCCACGTTTCGCCTGCACGACCGTGTAACGATTCCATTATATTATGTGTTAAATTCCATCCAGTACGATAATCTTTATTTCGTACTCGGATTTGTATCAAGGGATAATAATACGCCTCCCCTTGTCCAGCGTATGTAAGTTGAGGGGCACGACCTTCCATATCTAATATAGTGATACTATTATGAGGTGCTACGGGTTCTTTTCCTATGAACATATTCGTAGCGATTACTAGATTTAAACTAGAATCGGCGGTAAGCATCGCTGCTATATCTACTGAAGGTGCGTTCATTTATTTGATCCTCTCCTTTTTGGTATTCTACTTGAATTCGCTATCTTACTTAGCATCAATCCTTTATTCCGTTCCAAAGCCCGTAAGAACCATTGCTCTCCAGAACCTGCTCTACTCCAATGAGCTACTCCCTGCTTATCGTGTACTATGGAAGCGTAGTTAGCACTATACCCGAACGTAACGGCAGGGTATCCATATGACATAGCTTTCGATTGTGCATTAGTTATAGTCATAGTATGATTCCTACGTAATGCTTCTATATCCACTTTTCTAGGTCTACCTTCTCCTTTTCTTTTTCTGCGAGCAGCTTTAAAAGCAGGACTACGCCCTACTCTAATATCTCCTCTAGAAGTAACCACTAACCAACTAGCTTTCAAGTTTCCTATATCTACAGGAGTAAGGGGTGGTTGGCTTTCAGTAGCGTTACGAATTACTGCTGTAGCCTTTACCAGTCCTGCTACAGAGACATACTTGAAAGTCCGTA